AGTAAAGGACTCCACCATACAATAGCATGTAATTACTTCTCCTGCAAATTTGTGAAATGTTTTCTTTGCTTCAAACAATGCTTTATGACATCCATGCAATTTACCATAACGATGCGAATACTCATCAGATAAAGCACAACCATGTTGAATTAACCATGCAGTATTGTATATGCTATCTGCTGCCCATTGGGTGCAAGGATGGTTCCTAAATGCACCCTTTGCAACTGAATAAGGGGTTCCATCTTTCTTCTTAACTAAATCATCACCCCAGTCATAATACCAATGTGAGAAGACAATAGAGAGCATCTGACATGTCTCTAAAGGCATCTTAACCACATGCTTATCTGGTAAAGATTGAGCAGAAAGATATGGTGATGGATCAGTAACAAAGATGTTCATAATTAATTCCAGTGACGGATTACTCCACCAATAATAAAACAGTTAGTGATGAGATAAGAAAAGAAAATAATAGAACGTACCAGAACAATGTAGTTGTCGTATCGTCTAGTCTTTTCGTCAGAGAAGCTACCCAACGCATACTTCCATACCCTCCATATTTTTTTCATCTTTTAGTAGTGTTACTTCTTGTCCTGTTTATTATACTAATAAATTTGTCTCCTGCAAAGGTTCCTCCAAGACACACATCAATCTCATCACCATCTAACCAGTTCATATCACCATTCATTTTGGTGTGTAACATGGCTTCCTGAATCTTATCAATCACTTCTTGGGTTAACTTCATTCTTCATCCTCCATAGGCGTTGACCATCCCTCCTCTATCTTACCATCCTTATAGAAATATCTGTCAGGAGATGACGCACCCATATCCTCTAAACACCACTCCTCACTGTCATCATAAACTTCTTTCTTATAAATTGCATATCTTCTCCAATGAACTATAAAATAAAACTCATCCTTGATCCACTCTTTATCCTCACAAAATGATAATAACCATTTCTCAATATCAATAGTATCAATACCATTCATTCCTGGTGTGAAATCTTCATCTTCACACTCTGCATACTGTTCATCATCATTGTCTGGTTTGTAGAATTCCTTAAAAGCATCCCAATCATATTGGTATGCATCAAATTCTCTGGGAGAAGTCCACAACTCTACAGTTGCCATTTGATACTTATCAAAGGAAAAGGTGGTGTCATTGTATTCACCAACTTCTTCACCCTCTACAATAAGGGGTTTAAATTCATCACTCATAACTTGCCCTCCAAGCAACATAACAAATAAAAAATAGACCTAATAATATAAAAAAGGTTATGGGAAAAAATGGTATCACTGTCATTGCATGAATTACCTGTACAATAACAATACCGTAGAAAAGCCACATAATCCACATTCCAAATTTATTATGGAATGAACCACGCTTATAGTGATGGCAACCAGTTGGCCCACGATCCCAACCATCTACCATATATTCACTTGTAGGAATTTCTTCCTTCATAATACAGGATACTCTTCGTTGCGTACAAATTCAGTTTTCTTTGTTGCAAAGTCCTCCATCAATCGCCTAACTTGTTTTCTATCAAGTCCTGCTAATTGTTCACAGTTTTCTAAGCAACGATAGATACATTCTCTATCACTTATGGGTGGTGATATTTCCCACCCTTGCTCATCATAATACTTCTTACCTTCAGTAACTTGTGCCTCAACGTAAGTAGCATCAAACTTATCTTCTGGATTAGTATAACTATGCTTCTTACTCATTATCCAAATGTAGAATCTGGTTCTAGAGCAATGTAATAAGTTAAGTCATGATTCTTACTTACAAATCGTGATAAAAGTTTTTGAGATACAATAACATCATAAGTTCCAGGAAGGATCTTAATATTTTCTACCTTAAAGTTAAAAGAAAACTCTTTATCAGTTTCTCCCACTACAACAGCAAATTCATTAGAAGTATCATTCTTCTTATCACGTACAACAATCTTTACAACCCCTTCACCACCTACAACGGCAAGATCTGGTAATTGATAGATACCTGCAGCTTTCAACAGTTTATCTAACTGCTCAGTTCTTAATTCAAATGAAACATCTTCACTAGGAAGATCAATTGCTTTTTCTGGAGGAGTAATAATTACATTAGGATCAGCAAAGAAATACTTAGAACGCATTCTACCTTCTTTGATAACCACATGTCCCTCATTCTCAAAATCTAACTCAGGACTTTGATGTAAAGACAATCCATTTAAAAATTGACTTAGATCATAGATACCAAAATCTTTAGGTATCTCTTCTGAGATATTTGCTTCAGCAAGAATATTCTTCATCACACTAATGGTGCGAAGTTTATTTCCTTGTTTAAAAAGGATTGACTGATTAATAGTCGAAAAATTTTTAAGAACAGAAAGTGTCTTATCAGAAAGTTTCATAGCCACGGGTCGTAGTTTCATTTAATTGCCCACTGAAGTGATAAAGTAGGAGTGAATAGTGTAGTGCTTTTAGTATATCACGTTTTGCTTGTCCCTTCTTATCATAACGACTTAGATACTTGATTGCATTAGATCTACAGAATGATTCTGCATCACCAACGGATTCTATAAGGTCAAGTGTCTGGACATTATTATTGTCAGAAGTATAGTGTCCACCATAAGTGGTAGAAATATAATCTTGGAGAGCTTTGATGGACTCATCTTCTTTATACTTTCTAGGATTATTTGATTCTATACCAGGTGTTGGCAATTCTCCATGTGCAACAGCAGGATCAATATACACTGTACTCCCATGAGGCCATGTATCATCATAAAATGTTATATCATCAAAATTAGTAATAGCAGCACCCCCATCAATTACCAAAGTATCATCTAACATACTAGTATCAATCTTAATAGAATCATATTGAGTAGTATCAACCCAATATGTTATATCATCTGCGGAGGCAGTATTTCCTGATCCTACCGTATAGATAGGATCATTCAGGTTACAAGGTGTCATATTCTGAACAGGGTAAGTTGTGTTCATTGTTTCATTTATTTCTTCATAAAGAAGTCTTTATGCATTAATCATACATTTTATCTTCTAGTTTGTCAAGATCAACATCAGCATCTACTTTATCATATAGTTCAAGGAATGCTTGCTTTGTTTCATCATCAAAACGATTGACACAAACTTGAATTGCTTTCATCTTATCATTGAAGATGCTGTAAGCACGAACAATGTGAACTAAACGACGAGTGCTAATGATCTCTTCGATACCACCATCATAGAATGTTTTACGGATGATGTCACCCCAATCTACAAGTCGTGCAATAAAGTCGGTATCAGTAATGCCAAGATTAGCAGCCACTCCACCAAGAATTCTCTTCTCAACAGAAGGTGCTGGATAGTCTTGCTCAAAGGTTACAGGGAATCTCTCAAGAAATGCTTCATTAAGTACATTAGTACCAATGAATCTACCATCGTCGGATCCTTTACCTTTTGTATTAGCAGTAGCAATAACGTTAAATCCTACCGCAGGTTGGACAAACTTACCGATTTTTTTGAGGAACAAGCCTTTGCCTTCAAGTATGGGTTGGAGGCATAAGATTTTGTTACTAGCCAAGTCAACCTCATCGAGTAACAAGATTGCTCCTCGTTCAAGTGCTTCAATGACAGGTCCGTTATGCCAAACAGTTGCCCCATCCACAAGACGGAACCCACCAATAAGATCGTCTTCATCAGTTTCAATAGTAATGTTTACACGAATCAATTCTCTCTTTAATTGAGCACATGCTTGCTCCACACCAAAGGTTTTACCATTCCCTGATAGACCAGTGATGAATGTTGGATAAAACTGTTTTGACTGTATTACTTTCTTTACATCAGTGAAAGATCCAAACTTCACAAAGGTTGAATCCGATTCTGGAACAAGATTCTGAAGGACAGTAGGTTCTACCGCAGGAGCACTAAAAGACTTCTCAATGTTCTCTACTGCTTTAGTGGTAACTTCAAGATTCCACTTACCACGACCTACTTTAAATTTTTCAATTTTTTTGGTGACAGTTTGATAAGCAATATCATTCATAGCACAGAACCCCTTTACGTCTGCAGCTGTGAACTCTTTACCATACGTACTTCTCAATCCATCAATGATTTCTTCACGAGTCATTTTGATTTCAAACATAAGTGGTTCGTTTTGTTGAACCTATTATAATGCAAAAAGGAGGTTATGAACCTCCCAGTGGACACTTATTCGATTGTCTTTTGTTTCTTAAAAAATTCTCCTAAAGATGATTGTAACTGACCTTCATTTTCTTTAGGATCCAACTTATGATAACCATTTCTTTTTTTCCATTGCCCATACATTGCTTGCATCATCCATGATTGAGCAAGACTCTTAGGGCCGTCCATCAATAATTCTACCTGCTTACCTGTATGGTAAGGTATAGATTCTTCTCTCCAATTGGAGTCATCATAAAGTTTTTTATCCATAAGTAAAAGTCTTTCCTTTGATTTGTGATTGTCCCTCTGGATTTTTACCTTGCGGTTTAAATTTACCTAAACCAACTCTCTTAGTTGATCCTAAAGGTCTCTTATTCTTTGGTTTCGTACCTAGTCCACCTTTCCTTGTTGCGGATAGTGTACCAGTTTTTTTTGTTTGTGTCAACACTGAGTCCTGTCCATACTTCTTACCTAAGGACTTAACTGCTTTCTTAAAAGCTCTCTTACCCTTCTTACCAGAAGTGACAACGTGACTTCTTTCCTTTACCTTCTTCTCCTTCCCATCATCACCCTTCTCTACATATGAACCAGTTACCTTTGTAGCACCTGGTAAACCTTTACCTTTTATATCACGATCTAATTGTTTTGCTCGTGCTCTATTCTCCTTTGCAGACTTATCTGCTCTGGATGCTGACATTGTAGCAATGCCACCTTGATCAGACTTGGATTTAATTCTACTCAGACTGCTTTCATTAAGAAATTGATTAAAAGTCTTCATTATCGACGGCACTATTACTGTAATATTTATTCTTCTTAATCCTTAACTGAATTCCATGAAGTTCCAAAAGTGAGATCTTTGTATCAGTCATCTCTTCACTATAAAAAATGACTGGTTGTTGTTTACAGTCTCCACTCATTTTTCTTCCTCAACTATTGTCTTATAATATTCTAATCTTCTCCGAAGAAGAGTTACTTCTTCCTTTAATTGTTCTTTTTCAGTTGTCAGTTCTGCGATTTCTTGTTCGTAGAGGATAATCATTTGTTCCAGTCGAAGTACATCATTTTCAAGATCCCATCGTGGTTTGGGATATGGGTCGGTCATTAGTTTACCTTTGAATAATTATTTACTCATTTAATATTCTCTTTATTATAAATTAACTCTGACTCCTACTACAAAGATTTTTTTTGATTCGGAAGTTAACTCAGCTTCATGAACTAATAAAGATGAAAAACATACTCCATTACCTTTTATCGGAGATATTTCTGCTTTTGTTTTATCACTTCTATCGGTATCATAACCTTGTTCTTTATTAAGATAAAAAATAGTTTTTCCTTTATCACAAGTATTTAAATAAATTATCACTACAAAATCTTCTACATGTGCATGATTATGAGGTTTAACATAACCCCCTTCTTTATAATCAAAAATATGTTGAAAATAAAGATCAACCTTTTCAGGAGAAAGATTTAATAGATTAGAAATATTATTTAAAAGTACATCACTAATAAATTGTTTATATTCTTTATCGTCCCAGTCTACTAAATTATGAGTGAACCGTCCTGTATCTGAAATGTAAATATCATTCTCAGCTGGTCTTGTTGAACCTTCTTTAAAATATTGCTCACGTTTTTGATTTAAAAAATCAATAGTTTTTGAATCAACTTGAAATGTTTTTAATAAAGGAAAATCCATATTTTATTTTCTAACTGGTACTTCAATAGTCCATGATGGAGATTCTAATTTAACTAAATTAAAATTCTTCTTAAACTCCTTCTCTCTTTCTTTTCGTTCCTTCTCCATTGTTAACTCAACAGTTTCAATAGATCTTTCACCATAATGATTTTCTTTCATACCCAAGTATTCTAAAACTCCCTCATCAACCATAGAATAAAGTGCATCCCAAGTTAAAGTATCTCTTAACCCAGTTGCAATGCGATCAATATCACCTCCATCTAAATATTCACCCTTACATATTTTCTCTGAGTATTCACCATACTGAGAAATAAGTTTTGCTCTTATCTCTACCAACTCATTAAGGTTGATAGTGATTTTTATATCGTCGTTGATTGCCATGAGTTAATAACAGAAGGTAAAAGACCATACTCCATACGTTGTATAGCCTTGGTCAAAGATTCAACAGTATCATCGGGAAGAATGGGTACTTCCTGTTGTGCTATTATTGTACCACCATCTAACTCTTCTGTCACGTAATGTACCGTACATCCTGTTACATTATCTCCACTGTCCATTGCCTGTTCTACCGCATTCAATCCCTTATACTTTGGAAGTAATGATGGATGAACATTTATCATGGGAGCAGGGAAAGCAGCAGGATTTTTAATCACTCTCATATATCCTGCAAGAATAATAAGATCTACTTTCCATGCTTTAAAAAGTTCTATCATTTTATCTTCATCTTTATGAGGAACTCTTACATGAGGTATTCCAAATTTGGCTGCTCTTGTCACAGCACCACACTTCTTAGTGTTGTGTATCATCAACACCACTTCATGTTTATTACATACAGGATTTGTAACTATATTCTCAAAGTTGGTTCCGTTGCCAGAACACATAATTCCTAATCTCATTTAAGATACTCCACTATCTTAAGAATACCATAAGCAGTGAATACTTGAGGGATAATAAATGCTACCATTGCTACTACCCAGAAAACGTAGTACCAATTTTCTTTATTCTGTGTTCTCATTCTTGTAATTCGTCCAATCTATAAGATGAATAATCAGGTTTACTATGAAACTCTCTTAATGCTTCTAGCATAATCTCTTTCAACTCGGCTCTTTCTCTATCATCAAAGATAGGTAACTCTTTAAAGTTAGCAGGGGGATAAATGGGATTACCATCAGCATCTTTAGGAAAGATATTATCCTTACATCCCTCAACAGCTTCCCCACTCATCCCCTGAGTATCAATCTTTTCAGTCATTATACCACAAGTTCAATGAACTCACCAAGAACTTTTTTATTTAGTTTCTTAGTCTTAAGAGATTTAACAAATGCCTTCTTAATTTGTGCTTTTGTTGCGGAATCATCAACATCAAAGTCAGTATCCGCAGATAAAGCAGAAGAAGATAATCCAAAGTATGCATCATAAGCAGATTTTTTAATAGTGAAAGCCTTTGCTTTTCTCCACTGACTCACAACTTTCTCATACTCTTTCTGATCACGCCACTCATCATAGTATCTTTTAATGAACCACTTAGCATCACGAGTTTCAAGAACACGAATACCAATGAAATTAGTTGATGGAAAATTATCTTTAAGATTCTGAACTAACATATCAGTAAATTCAGGATAACCATATCCAATTTTATAAGTCTTTCCAACTTTACGATCACGAAAGAAACAACTGGATGGATTAACATTTCTACACCCCAAATATGGTTCATCTTCCCAATGACGCATTACTTCTTTATGATAAGGAAGTTGAGCTGCTTCTCCATCTGTCAAAATAATGCACTGGACTTTCTGTACCTTATTATCTTTTTGGAACTGAGGAATAATCTTATGCAAAGAAAGTAAAGTTTCATTCAATGGAGTTCCTGATAAACAAAGTTTATGAGGATAACTATAATAAGAACCATATCTATTGTAAAATGCATTAGCAGTTCTCCAAATATTTAATAATTGATGGTCCAGAGTTTGTGCATTTACCTTACTTGTAAATAAATTCATTAAAGTAAATCCATCTTCTACACGAAAAATATTTTCTCTTGCTTCATAAAGAGGTTTACAATCAACCGAACTAATTTGACCTGTTTGATAATCTCTAACTGATCTATTCCATTCATTTGTAAAAGCATAAACTTCAAAAGGAATAGAAACTTTACGACAGAACCAAATTAGATTATAAAGTTGCTTCAAAGTATCCATCATCACTCCAGACATGGAACCAGACCAATCAAGAATAAAGACTAATCCATGATTCTTACCATCAGGAACAACACTTATTTTCTTAAAGAGATCTTCATTAAACTTATAGGTATGTAATTTCTCTGTAGAAAGAACTCCTGTTCTACTAGTAGTGGCACGAGCATATGCATCCGCAGCTTTCTTACACTCAAACTCTTTTACAAGATAAGAAACTTCTTTTTGTGCATCTTTCTTAAACTTTGCAAAAGCAGCATCCACTTCTTCAAATATCCCTTGTGAAAGATGGGGATATCTTGTTTGTCTCTCCTCAAATATTACTTTTTCTTGAGCCCAATGATAATCAATCTCTTTATGAACATCTTTATTAGAAGCAATGATATTCTCAATGTTTAAATCAGGTCTCTCAATATATGCATTCTCAGTACCATTGTAATTGATAAGATCCTGAATAGAACTATTAAATGCTTCAGCAGTTTCTACAGTGGGTTCATCGTTGCTATCGCTATTCCGAGAACCAGTATTAGGATTACGACTCCCACTTTCCACAGGAGCATCGCTATCAGAGTCAGAAATGGAAGAACCATTATCATCAGTGCTATCAGTGTCAGCAGACCCAGTGCCTGAACTAACACTTGGAGGAAATTCATCTTCCAAATCTTCTTCACCATCCTCTTGAGGTTGAGAGGTTTTTTGTTGAGTCTCTTGCTTGCAGAAATTATATAGCGTTTCTGCTGCTGAGAGGGTTTCAGTAAACGTTTCGGCATTTTGTATTAAAGAGATAATCTCCGCTTCAGCATCTGAAAAAGATAAATCAAAGAACGAACCAATCTTGAAATATAGATTAGCACGATCAGCAAGATTAAAAGTACTAAGATCTTCACCATCTAATTCAAAGAAATCTTTCTCATGCAGTTCACTATAACCTTTATAGAAAGATTTGGCAATACCCATATACTTTCTCTTCATCAATTTCTCAATTCTTGCATCCTCACATACATTAATAAACTGTTG